CGTGACACCGGGCGGGACGAGCCAGCTGCCGGCCCCGGGCGAGGTGAACTTGACGACATGCTGGGTGTCGCCGGGCTGGCCGGGGATGCCGCAGCTGTACGGGATCGGGGTGCCCGGCGAGCAGGCCAGGTTGCTCTCGGCCGCGTACTCGCCGCCGCCCCCGCCCCCGCCCAGCCCGGCGCTGGTCCGCGTCGACCCGGCGCCGCCGGCGGCGACGCACTCGGCCTTGGTGATCTGCGTCACGCCGAGCGGCGGCCACCACACCCCGGCACCGGCCAGCTCGGTGCTCACCGGACCGGCCTGCGGCTGCTGGAACTGGCAGGAGAACGGCGTCCGGGCGGTGCCGACTGCGCCCATGACGGTGTAGATGACCCCGCGCTGGCTGGCGGGCTGGGACAGCGAAGGCGGGTTAGCGGTAACTGCGTCCATCCAGGCGTGCAGCCGGATGAGGTTCATCGCGCCCTTGTAGATGAAGTTGGAGATCCGCACCGAGTACGCCTGGATGCCGGCGTAGTTGAACCCGGCGACGCCCTGCGGGATGTTCGCCGAGTGCCGGGTCCAGGCCGGGTTGGCCGCAGAGTTCGACCAGCGCTGCTTGTTGTAGGTGCGGTGGAACGACAGGGTCCGGCCGTTGTTGTCGGTCAGCGTCCAGGCCAGGGTGAGGTTGACCGTCATCGCAGGCCAGGGGCCGAAATGGGCCGTATCGTAGGACAGCCCGGTCCACACCGACAGCACCGGCAGCGCGGTGATATTAAGCGTCGGCAGCCCGGACCGGGTGTACTGGCAGGCCGATCCCCAGGCCGCGGCGGGCGGGGTGAAGTGCGCGCTGTTCGGCCCCGTGACGTACTTGACCGCGCTCTGCGACCAGTTAGCGCCGGAAACGGTGCCGAAGCTGTCCAGCACGACCGGGGCGGGCGGGGCCGCGACCCCTCCCAGCAGCGGGGAGGCGAACGCAACCTGCTGCAGGCCGCTCGACACGTCCGACCGGCCGTAGGGCAGCGCCTGGAAGTGCAGCGTGATCACCGTGACCGGCTGGCGGTTCATCAGGAAGCCGTACGTGATCACGGTGGGCAGCGCGCGGAAGCAGTCGAAGACCAGCGGCAGCCCGGTCGCGATCGGCGTCCAGGTCAGTGTCCACGTCTGCTGGTCGATCACCGACAGCAGCACTTCGCGTGCCGCGTTCATGGTCGGGATGTCTGGTGCGGTGATCTTTATCGGGAGGTGGATTTCCCTGTTCGAAGCCCTGTATCCGAACGGGCGTTCCCCATCCAGCAGGAGGCTCTGCACGATGTCTGTCGTCGGCTGGGGCGCACCGAGATCATAAGACATGCCGTAGCTCAGCCCGGACCCGCCGCCCTGCTGCGGCGCGAGCAGCTGGTAGACCGCGGCCTGCCCGGAGGCGTTGATCAGCGCGGGAATGGACGAGGGGATGCCGCCGGTCGCTCCCAGCAGCTCGATCGTCTCGCCGATCGTCAGGCTGTCGTTGATGCCGGGCGTGCTCACGGGCCGCGTGATCCTTCCTCTAGGACCCGGCTCCGTGAATGCTCCGACTAGTCGGAGCGTCTGGCCGCGGGCTGCTAACGTGCGGGCGGTTAACTGCTAAAGCACTGCTAATTAATCGGCGGTCACCTCGCCGGTCCGTAGTAGCCGCGGCTGGCCGCGGTCCCGGCGACGCCGTTCAGCGCCGCCGAGTAGGCCGCCGGCGCGGTGCTGGTCATGGCGATCAGCCGGTCCAGCCGGTGGATGATCTGCATCTCGCCGTGGCTCATCCCGCCGGGGCCGATCACGCCGCCGGGCGGTACGGGGCTCACGACCTCGTTGCGCCCGGTTCCGTTCCAGGCCAGGGTCAGCCCCGGGGGCAGGACGCCGCCGCGGTCGTACCAGCCGTAGATGCCGGCCAGGGTGATGTAGGCGGGCGTGCCGGGCTTGGGCAGCGCCGGCGTGGTGAACAGCGAGAACGGTGTCACCGGGTCGCCGATCCGCTTGCCGGCGATCTCGTACAGGTTGCCCAGCTCGGTATACAGGCCCTGCATCAGCGCCGGGTGGCCGCCCGGCACGTGCGACAGGTCGGCGTCCTTGACCGTCGTGGCCATGGTCTTGAGCGACGTCGCGAACTTGGACAGGGCGTTCGCGACCGGCTGGTTCCCAGAGCGCAGCATCAGCTCGCTGTAGGCGGAGATCTCCTGGTTCTGCCGCAGCGCCAGCGTGGTCAGCTCGCTGCCGATCATGTTCCGGTGGATGAACGCCCAGTCGGTGGCCTTGGCGGCGGCCATGGATTTCTTGAACCCGGCTGCCACGTTGGCGTAGTACTGCTTCTCCGTCTTCTCCTCGGCCTTGAGCTGGGACCAGAAGTCGGCCAGCGCGATCGTCCCGGAGGGCACCGCCCAGCCGGCCGGCGTCTTCCAGGACGACGGGAAGTTGCCGCCTGCGACCGTGGGCGCCGTGCCCGGCAGCGACGGCTCGGCCGCTGCGGCCTTGGCCATCGCGAGGAGCAGGTTACGCAGGGTACCCAGGCTGCCGCCGGGCAGGTGACCGAGCGCGACGTCCCTGGTCGTGGTGACCATGTTGTCGATAGCGGTGATGAAATGGCCGATCTCCGCGGTGGTCAGGCTGGCCGCGGACACCGGCTTATACGCACCGGTCTCGGCAGCCTGGCGCCTGGACAGCGTGCCCATCTCGTCCAGGATCGACTTGTGATGCCGGGTCAGGTAGCTGCCCGCAGCGGCATGCGTGAGCGACCACTTCGCGGCGCTGACGAATGCCTTGTAGTCACGCAGCTCGGCGGCCTGGTCCCCGGCCAGCTTCTGGTGATACCCGGCGACGCCGCCGGACGCGAAACTGGTGATGTCGTGCGGGATGATCGTCTCGTTGTGCCCGGTCCCGTTCATCACCAGGTGCATGCCCGGAGGCAGGATGCCGCCCTGGTCGTACCAGTGCGGGGACCGGGCCAGCCACTGCGAGTAGGCGCTGTTGGGGCTGCCGTAGGTGGCCTTGATGTAGTTCATGCCCCAGTCGACCTGCGCGCTCGCAGAGTTAGTGGGCGGGTTGGCGGCCGGACCCATCTTGGACGCGGGAAGGGCCTGCGGGATGCCATAGGCCCCGGAGCTGGGGTTGCGGGCGATGTTGGACCAGCCTGACTCGCCCGTCCACAGCGACACCAGCGACGCCCACTGGCTGCCGTCCCAGCCGAATGCCCCCAGCCGTCCCTTCGCGTACGACTGCGCGGCAGCAGCCCCGGGACCGAGCGCGGCGCCTGTGGCGGCTACCCCGGCTGCCATGGAGGCCGCAGATGCCTTGGCCGCGTCGTCCTTGGCCTTCATGAAGCCGCTGATGCCCTTGTTCAGCAGCATCGCGAAGTCCTGGATGTAGGCGCCGACCATCGTGCTCTGCGGCAGCCGCTTCACCTTCGGCGCGACGGAGTCCTTCCAGACCTCATCGAAGACCGCCTGCGCGCCCTTGTTGGCCAGGGCCAGGAGCGCCTTGGACCCGCCCTGGACGTACTGGGCCAGCTTTGAGGTCGCGCCGGACAGCGCCGAGCCCGCGGAGTTCAGCAGGCCCTCCAGCGTCTGCCACATCACCGCGATCCCGCCGCCCACGGCGCTCGGGACGACGCCGCCGACCTTGCCGTGTACCGCGCCTGACGGGATGCCGGCCGGGCCGCCGAGGGATGCGATCAGGTTGGAGGCCAGCACCCCGTAGGCGGTGGTGAAGGCGCCCGGGTCGCCATGCGGGTTCTGCTGGCCGGCTGCAGCGGCCATTGTCTGCCCGCTGGGGGAGTTGGCGAAGCCGAACTCGGTCCACGGGTACCCGCCGGGGGCGAACCCGATCTTCTGCCCGGCCGTGACCTGCTGGCCGACCTTGACGGCGGGGTTGATGTGCTCGGCGGCGTACCACAGCGCGCCCGCGTACTGCCCGTCCGCCAGCTTCTCGGAGATGAACACGCCACCCGGCCAGCCCGAGTAGACGTTCATGATCTGGCCTTTGCCGAGGGCGAAGACGTTGAAGCTGCCGGTGTAGTCAACGCCCATGTCGATCCGGGAGGGCACCGCTCCTGGCCCGAGCGGGTTGACGTAGGCGCCGGCCGCATAGCCCGGGATCAGGCCGCCGGCCGCCAGCTGCGTGTAACCCGGGCCGCCGGACCCGAACCCGGGTAGCCGTCCGCGCAGGTGGTCGACGGCCCCGGCGCTGACCATGTGCGCGGGCACGACCAGCTCGCCCTTGCTGACCCGGGCGAGCACGTCGTCGGCGTGCGGCGTGGTTCCCATGCCGACGAAGCCGCCGCCCGCGAACCCGGGAATCTGCTGGATGGACAGGCTGCCCGGCAGGTTTTTCAGGATGTTGGAGTTGATCCAGGTGACGACGCTGGAGTTGAACGTGCTGGCCGCCTGGTTCCAGCCGCTCTTGAAGGCGTTGACGATGTCGCCGGACCAGGCGCTGATGGCGCTCGAGATGGGCTGGTTCACCTTGGTGGCGAAGTACTGCGCGACGTCATCGAAGGTCTGCCGGGTCCGGGTGTCGAAACCGGACAGGTCTTGCGGGATGGTGTTCGTGAAGAACTGCTGGACCGGGCTGACCAGGTCATTCTGGAAGTAATGCGCCGTATTGTCCCAGGCACTCTTGAAGGCATTGGTGGTGTTGGTGAGCCAGGCAGTTACCGTGTTGGTGAAGAACGTCTTCATCTGGGCCTGCAGGCCGTTGTAGAAATCGGTGGCCGCCTGGGTCCACAGCTTCCGGAACCCGGCCTCGGCCGCGGTGAACCAGACCGGCAGCTTCCCGGTGAACATGGCCTGCAGGACATTGGTGAACACGGTCTGGAGTGAGGCGGAGATCTTGGTGAAGGTCTCGCGGCTGACGGCGGCGAAGTTGTGCATCCAGGCGGGGATCTTGCTGACGAACAGGATCTGCATCTGGGTGGACAGGATGTTCAGCGCCTGGGCCAGCGCCGAGATGCTGCCGCCGACGATCCCGCCGCCGGCCGCGCCGCCGACCGCGCCGCCGCCCTGGTAACCGACCAGCCCGCCGCCCGCGAAGCCGGGCAGGCTGCCGCGCAGGTGGTCGACCACCCCGGCGTTCACCATGCGCGCGGGAACGACGACCTCGCCTTTGCTCAGCAGCGCGTGCACGTCGTCGGCGTGCGGGCCGGACCCCATGGTGACCAGGCCGCCATGCTGGAGGTGGAACCCGAGCCCGGGGATCAGCGACTTGACCGCGCTCCCGGTCGCCGACCCGAGCGCGCCGAGCAGCCCCTTGCCGATCTGGCCCAGCTTGCTCAGGATGCCGTCCAGCGCCGAGCTGGCCTGGTGGGTGTCGGCGGTGATCTTGACGTTCTTGTCGTGCAGCCCGTTGATGGCGCCCAGCAGGCCGCCCTTGCCGCCGCCGCCCAGCGCGGTATACAGCTTGTCGGCCTGTTCCTTGGTCAGCCCGAGACCGTGGGTCTTGTCTCCGGCCCACGCCTCGAACGCGGCCTTGGATTTCAGCGCGGGGCTGTTGGGGCCGGCGAGAGAGGCCAGCTCCTGGCCCAGGTTGCCGTGCAGCGAGTTCCACAGGTTGTCGGCCTGCTGCTTGGTCAGCCCGAGGCCGTGGGTCGGGTCGCCGGCCAGCTTCTCGAACTGCTGCTTGGCGCCGGGGGCCTTGCTGTTGGCCAGGTCGGCCAGGACGGGACCGAGGTCGCCCTGCAGTTTCTTCCACAGCTCGTCGGCCTTCTGGGTGGACATGCCCAGCCCGTGAGTCTTGTCGCCGGCGAACTTCTCGAAATCGGTCTTGGCCTTGCCGGCCGTGTCCCCGCTGGCCTTGACGGCCGGGGTCAGCTTGCCGAACGAGGCCCACAGGTCATCGGCCTGCTTCTTGGTCATGTGCAGGCCGGCGATCGCGAACGTCTCGAACAGCTGCTTGGCCTGGGCGGTGTCACCGGTCATGTTGACCAGGGACTGGGCCAGCTGCTGGCCGGCGTCGCGAGTGGCCTTGCTGTTCACGCCGGTCTTGAGCACGGCCGAGGCGAACCCCGTGAAGATGGCTTGGCCGCCGTTGGCGGTGATGATGGCCTGGGCCATGGCGCCGTTCAGGTTCTGGCCGAGCGCGTCAGACAGGTTCTTGACGTCCTGGGTGAGATTGGCGGCATCAGTGGTAAGGGTGGTGGTGATGCCATCCAGGTTCTTCATGGGGTCCTTGGTCTTGCCGACCCACTCGGACAGCTTCTGGAACGAGTCGGCGCCCTTGTACCCGCCGCGCTGGGCCAGGGCGTACAGCACGTCGGTCATCTGCTGGCTGCCCGCCGCGGCCGGCAGCATCTGGCTCAGCATGTCCTTGTTGGCCTGGGCCAGCAGGTCGGTGCCCTTTTTCCCGAGCCCGGCCGCGCTGGCCAGCAGGGTCAGGCTGTCCATCTGGGAGTTGGCGGCGTCGGCGGTGCGCAGCAGCGTGTCCCGGGCCTGCAGGCTGGCATCGTTCAGCCCGGTCATCGTCGTGGTGCCGGACTGGGCGGCCTGCGCGGCGGCCCGGAAGGACAGGTTGGCCCGGCCGTTGGAGACGGTCAGCGAGTTCGTGCCGCCGCCCAGTACCTCGTTCAGCCCGTTGACCTGCTGGGCGAACGCGGTGAACCCCTGCGCGCCGCCGGAGACGGTCTTGAAGAACGTGTCCCAGGCCGAGTTGAGCTGGGTGACCTTGGAGTCCTGCTGGAGGGTCTGGAAGGTCAGCGCGTTGACCGAGTTGGACAGGATGTCACCGCTGATCGCCATGGCGTTGTAGCCGCTGATCAGGTTGTCGACCTTCTGCTTCATCAGGTCGAAGCTGTCGCTGTTCTTGACCCCGGCCAGGTCCATCAGCGCCCATGCCTCGGAAACCGAGTGGCCGGACTTGACCAGGTCGCCGGTTTCCTTCATGTAGGTGCCGTACTGGTCCTGCAGCTTCTGGAGCTGGGCCTGGTACGCCTTGACGTCGTTGGCGGCCTGGTGCATGGCCGCGTCGTGCTGGGCGTTGAACGAGTGCAGGATGGTGCCGAACCCGCCGAACGCCTTGGTCATGTCCCCGGTGAAGACGCCGACCGCCACGTTCTTGAACCCGACCGCGGCGTCGCCCATGGCGGTCAGGTTCGCCTTGACCCGGGCCACCGATGGTGCGCCGAACGCGGTGCCCATGGTGGCCTGGATCGAGGCGATGTTGGACGGGACGGACGCGATCTTGGCATTCAGCGAGCCGATGTCCCGCACGATCTGCGGGATTGCATCACTGGCCTTCAAGGTAGCCAGCTGGTCGTTCATATTGCCGAGATACTGCTTGGCCGCGGCGCTGCCCTGGTGCATGGACCAGACGACGCCGGCGACGATGGCCGCGAGGGCGACCAGGCCGAGGATCACCCAGGTGACCGGGTTAGCCGCCAGCGTCAGCAGGGCCTCGCCGAGCCCGGTCACCGCCAGCTTCATCTTGTCGAAGATCCCGCTGGCCCCGGCCAGCCGCTCGGCCAGGTTGACGCCGCCCAGCTTGAGGAACAAGGTGAACAGCTGCCCGAGCGGGGACAGCAGCTTGGACAGCACGCCGGTCATGACCGAGGCCCACAGGTAGAGCCCGTGGCCGGCCAGGACGACCTCCACGATTGGCTTGGGCAGCTTGGAGAACCACAGGAACAGGACCGCGATGCCCTGGATCATGTCCAGCAGCCAGTGCGCGATCCCGGGGTCCTTGGTCAGCAGGTTGTCGATGGCCATGGCGATGATGCCGATCGCCTTGCCGAGCTGGGCCAGGTAGCCTTCCCCGGCCTTGAGCAGGCCGCCGAAGTTGCCCTGGCTCTTGGACCAGATGTCGATCCTGGCGATCCAGTCATCGAACATGGTGACGACCCGGGCGCCGGACTGCCCGAAGACGTCCATGTTCTTGCGCGCGATCTCGAGCAGGCCGCCGTACGCCTCGATGACCATCGGCCCCATCTGCTTGTGCAGCGTGCCCAGCTGGTCGGTCAGGGCGCCGACGTTCTGGTGCATGGCCGTCATCACGGAATTGCTGGCCTTGAGGAAGATGCCCATCTGGTCGATGGCCGGGTAGGCCACGGCGAAGGCGGCGCCGAGCGCGAGTACCGACCCGGTCAGGATGATGACCGCCTCGATCGCAGCGTCCAGCAGGATGTGCCAGCCCTGGACGCCGCCGATCATGGCGTTCCAGCCGATCTTCTGGTTGGCCGCGGCGAACCGGCTCAGCCAGCCGGTGAGGATCCCGACGCTCTGGCCTGCCGTGTCCACGTCCGATTTCAGCTTCTCGGTGCTGACGGCCATGCGCTGGATTTCCAGGTTGGCCTCGGCCAGCCGCATCGGGTCGCCGCCGATGGACAGGTCGGCCAGCGTTGCTTTCAGCTTGTCCGACTGGAGCTGCAGCGCGGTCAGCCGGGCAGAGAACGCCGCGGCGCCCTTGATGTTGCCGATGTCCATGGCGGCCAGCCGCTCGGACAGCGCCGCGGCCTTATCCCGCAGCTCGGACAGCGCTTGGCCTGGCGGGCCGATCGCCATCCCGGCCAGCGACCCTTTCATCTTGTCTACCTGGGCGTTCACCTTGGCGAACCCGGCCGCGAGTTCGGCGATCCGGGCCGGGTCGGCCCCGATGGGCAGGTCGGCCAGCTCCGCGCGCAGCCTGGCCGCCTGGGCCTGCAGGGAAGCCAGCTGGGCCTTCATGGCGGTGTCGTCAGCGCTGACGTGGAGGGTGGCCAGGGCGGCGGAGACCTGCTGCGCCAGACTGCGCAGGTCGGCCATCTGCCTGGTAACAGGACCGAGCATCGGCCCGACGTCGGCAGCCTTGAGGAACGCCGCCCGCAGCTTGTTCACATCGTCGGTGAGGCGCAGCACCCCGGCCGAGACCCTGGTCAGGCCGACCGGGTCGTCCATTTTCAGGCTGCTCAGCGCTTTTTGCAGCGCGGCGACCCTGGCCACGATCGCGGCCAGCTTCGCAGCCAGGCCGGTGTCATCGGCGGTGATCTTGAGCTCGGCTGCCTTGGCCAGCGCGGTGCTCAGCTGGGTGCGCAGCGCGGCGAGGCCGGCGTTGACCGGGGAGGTATCGACGCCGACCTTGACGTTCTGCGCCGGCACGGCCGAGACTGCGGCCTTGACCTTGGTGGTCAGCTCGGACAGGAAATCGGAGACGTCCGGGCTGATGACGACGAACGCCTCGCCCAGGACCCGGCCGCCTACCGCCATGTCAGATCGTTCCCTCTAGACTCTCCAGCCCCGTAGTCATGAAGGGGTATCTGTCGTACATCTGCCAGGCCGGGAACTCCAGGAATACCGTTGGGAAGACGTTGACGTTGACGCCGCCGTACATGCCGCCGCGGGTGCCGCGGTAGGGGCCGTGCGTGTGGATGGATCCCCGGGTGTGCCCGGGCGGCATCGCGAACCGGGCGGTGGAGGTGAGCGGGTTCCAGATGGTCGACTTCGGCGTGCCCGGGTAGACGTGGGCGGCGCCGCGGGCGACGATGGCAGCCCGGGCGGACAGCTCGAAGATCAGGTCCCCGACTATGCCGTCCGGGTCGGTCACCAGGTCGTCTACCGCGGCGGCGTCGATCCGGACGCTGCCCAGGTTCAGCGGCATGGTGCCTCCTCCCGGGCGGCCAGTACGGCCTGCGCGCCGGCTTCGTAGGAAAGCCGCATGACGCGGTCCAGGCGTGACCAGTCCGGCAGGGAGAGCCCGGGCGCGTGCTTGCGCTCCATGACGGTGCGGTACGCCTCGTAGCAGACCTGCCCGGGGGTCATCTCCATGGCAGGTCTCCTTCTCCCGGATCCCAGGTGCCGTCGCCCTGGACCGGCTCGTCCGGATTCACGAACGTCATCCCTGTCGCCTCCTGGTGAGCCCGCAGGTTGGCCAGCGCGATCTCCTCGGGGTCGGTGATCATCCCGATGGAGATGTCCAGCTGCTCTACTTCCTCCTCGCTCTGGCAGCGGTCAGCCAGGTAGCTGTACGCGACGTTGCAGGTCTGCCTGACGGTCAGGACCTCGAGCCCTTTGCCCGTCTGGCGGAGGAGCGAGCCATCGACGCGTCCCGCGTGGACCGCCGTCCAGTTGAGGAGGGTGATGGCTGCCTTGTAGGGCGGCCGGCGATCTTCTCGATGACCTTGGTGACGACGTCCATCAGGTCATCGGCCTCGGCCTTGGTCTGCATCGCGTGTTCTTCGAACGCGTGCCAGTCGCCAGCATCGAAGTCCTTGCAGAGCGTCGGGTCCGGGCGGTACACGGTGCACGGCAGCCCGTCTTCGGCTTCGCCCTCGGCTACCATCGTGCAGTTGCGGCACTCCCCGCACCGCTCCGGCGCGCAGACCTCGCACGTGCCGCAGCCAGGATTGCCCTGGTGGATGCAGTCGCGCAGCATCGCGTACAGCGCGCCGAGCGCCCGCGGGTCCGACACTGCGGTGTCGGCGAACGCGCTGAACTTGAGCAAGGGCATCAGCCCCACGCGGTCGGCGATCCTGAACGTCTTGCCCATGAACTCGATGGTCCGGTCGGACTGGACCACTTTGCCGGCGACGGCGATCTCCCGTGCGACCGGGTGGTCGATGCCTGCGATCGTTCCCTGGATCCTGGCGAGCTCGGCATCCATGTCGATGTCGATCCCGGCTTCCTCGGACACGGGCTGCTCCTCTCATGAAGTGGGTGAGGGCAGCTCCCCCGCAGTGGCGCGGGGGCCGTGCGCGACGGGCAGATGCTCCGGCTAGTCGGAGAGTCCGGTCAGGTGCCGGGCAGGCCGTAAGTCGGGTACCGCTGGATGCGGCTGGCTGCGTTCCAGGTTGACTTGAGTGACACGGCTGCCGTGACGCCACCAGTGACGCTGTAGTCAGGCAGAATGAGACCGAAGAAGTACTGGGACTGGAGCGCCGCGATGGTCGACGGGTAGAGGTAGAAGTTGCGTGGCTGGCCGTCTGTGGCAGCGACGTACGTCTGCGCGGTGGCGGTGTCGAAGAACCCAGTGAAATCACCAGACGCATCAGGCAGTCCAGCCACCCAGATGAGGTTCTGGTCACCCATGGCAGTCACGTCGACTTTCGCCACAGTAAAGTTCATAGACCACGCGGACAGGAATGCCATGGGGGCAGCTGTGGGGTTAGCGCCACCTGGGCCGTCTACGCCGACGTACGCGATGCCGTTGCGACCGTGGATCCTACTCGTAGTAACCAGCTCCTTCACAGAGAGTGATGAGGAGCCGGCTCCATCCGTGCGCTCGGACCAGCAGCTACGGCCGCGGCAGTGAACTGCTCACCAGCGTAACCTGGCGGTTTATGAAGGCACCAGGGAGGATGGGATCTGTGCCCTAACCGCTGAGCGCTGGCTGCCCGTCCCCGGGTACGCCGGCTTCTACGAGGTGTCCGATGCCGGGAACGTGTACTCGCTGCCACGGCCCTCCACGGCCGGCGGGCTGCTCGCGGCTCAGCTCAATTCGGCTGGATACCGGCAGGTGGCGCTGTCCAAGTACGGTCAGGTCCGCGTCACCCCGGTGGGGCACCTGGTGCTGCTGGCCTTCCGCGGGCCGCCCGGACCCGGCCAGCGAGCCCGGCACGGCCCGGGCGGCAAGGCCGACGACAGCCTCGGTAACCTGCACTGGGGATAAGACAGGAGACGGAGCCGCTTGATGGAAAGCGAGGCCGTCAGGGCAGCGGCGCTGCAGGCTGCGGCCCTGGTTTATGAAGGGCAGGCGGTGCTGCCCGGAGTGCTGACCAGTTACGCCGACCAGCTGGTCCCGTGGATCGTCCAGCTTCCCGCCGTCCGGCTGGACGTCACCGTGTCGGTTGACGGCAAGATCATCATGCACAGCCTTAACGGAGGAGAGATGGCCACCACCCTGGTTCTCGGCACCAACACCAAGGTCGACATCCTGGTTGAGCCGAAGGACGCCAACGATCTCGTGACCGCCGACGCGATCGCCTTCACCACCGACGACACCGGGGGCGCGATCCTGACCCCGACGCTGTCGGCGGACGGCCGCACCTGGACGGGCACGGTCAAGGCGGGCGTCACCGGCACCGTCAACGTGACCGCGAATGACACCACGACCTCGGGCATCCCGGCCTACACGGCACAAGTCGACGTCGTGGCCGGGCCGACTACCCACCTGGTGGGCACGGTTACGGTAACCTGATACCGCTCCCAGGGCGCGTAAGCGGGTCGGGCTGCCTCATACCCGCGGGCGAGACGGAGGCGCGGCGGAGCCAACCGGGAACTGAGCGGTGGCCGTCAGCAGCGCACTGGCGGGACATCCGCGCAAGCCCTCAGTAGCCGACCCTGGGAGCGTCATGAACCTGGGCGACATGCCGCTGGACAGCAAGGAACACGTCCGGGCAGCGTGGCACCTGGTTACCGGAATGGCGTACAAGTGCGCCGCCGCTAAGGCAGCCGGACTGCCCCGGCCGCTGTTCATCCCGTCTGATGAGGAGCTGGAAATCGCCTGGGACATGATCCGCCTGGCCGCGGAAGGCTTCGGCATGGGCGGTCAGCTCCCGGAGATCCACTGGCTGGATTAGGCTCAGGTCATGGCTGAACCTCAGATGCTCCCGCGCGAGATCGAGAAGCAGATGGCTCGCGACCAGGCAGACGGCGTCATGTTCCGCCGGGGCAGGGGCCAGGGCGTGACCGGAATCGTATGGCGGCCGGGTGACCGGAACGCGCTGGCGCAGGCGATCTGCGATCACGTCGGGCCTGACCCGATGGAGCTGACCATCGCCGGCCACTCATTCGAGATCCGCCGGATCAGCTAGGCCGCGGCGGCAGACAGGCAGGTGTGCTCGGCGTCCCGGGACTGGGCCAGCCGGCAGTTGGCGCACAGTACCCGGTGACCGGCCGGCCAGCCCTGCTGCCGCAGCCGGAATGCCATGGGGAAGCCGCCGCCGGTCCAGGATCCGCTGCGGTCGGGCTTGCCGGTGGACACGAGCATCAGGAACTCAGGCCGGGACGTGCCGCAGCAGGCGCACCGGCCGCCGTAGTGCGCGATCGCCTCGGCGACGACCCGGGCGTTGTATGCGCCGGCGCGGCGCGCGTTGCAGGCCCGGCAGATGCGGCTCAGCTTGTCCTTGGTCGCGCGGCTGTTGTTGAAGTTCTCGGTGTCAGCGGGCTTGACGGCCTTGCAGTCCGAGCAGCGCTTCATCCCGGCAGGCACGGGCTCCGCGGGTTCCCTCACATAGTTAGCGTAGCTCACGACACACGCGCTGGCCAGGATCTTCCGCTAACCGGAGCGCCCGTCCGCATCTGTCCGCGGGCGTCCGCGAACGCCTACAGCTTGTCCGCAAGTGCCAGGAAACGCTTCGCATTGGCCTCGAATGTCCTGTCCGCGACCGCCACCCGGGCCTGGCGTGCCATCTCCTCACGCTCCGCGTCATGCGCCAGCAGCCAGCGCAGCTTCTCGCTCGCGTCACCTGGGCTGCCGAACGCCGGGAGCATGGGAAACAGCTTGTCGCTCTCGGGCCGCGGGTCGCGCAGGAACGGCAGCCCGATTGCTGCCATCTCGATTTCCCGCGGCCCGCAGGAGTAGCCCTGCCCGTTCCAGCCCTCGGTGATGCTGGTCTCCCGCCGGTAGAAGTTGATGCCTGCCTTCGCGTGCTGGTACAGCCGGATGGCCTGCTCGTTGTCGACGCAGTCCGGCTCGCCGAGCCCGGAGCCGACACACCGGGCCACGGGGGAGGACGGGTCGACCTTGCCCCACTCGTTGCCGCCGACCAGCAGGTCGATACCATCCAGGTCCATCTGCTCGAAGAACCGGATCCGGGACGGGAACGCGGTGCCGATGAATACGCAGTCGCTTTGCAGCGCCGGGTCGCGCGAGCCATCCAGTGGATGGTGCACAGAGGGCCGGTAGGCATGCGGCACAAACTCAGCCGGCACGTGCTCCCGGAACATCTCCAGGTTGGTCGGGTCGTTGAGCAGGGCCAGGTCAGCCAGCTGAGCTCGCATCAGCTGCTCGTCGTCCTGGTACGGCGATTCGGTCATCAGCATGACGATCTTGAACCTGCGCATCCGCATCAGCTGCATGGTCCCGGCGTTCATGTAGAACCCGCTGATGCACAGCACGACGTCCGGCCAGAAGGTCAGCAGCGCGTGGCTGAGCCCTTCCATGGCGGCGTAGAAGATGCCCTCCTCGCTGAACATGTTCTTCACGATCGGGTGCCCCGTCTCGTCATACTGGTGCGTGTCGACCAGCGCGTTAGCGAAGGCGACCAGGCGGTCATTCATGTTGAACGGCGCGACGTTACCCGGGCCGAGCAGGCCCCGCAATGCCTCATGCCAGCCGGTGAAGACGTCGTGCACGGAGAAGTCCGGGCCAGGGTGAAGAACTAGAACGCGCATTCAGGGCATCACCTCCCTTACAGGCTCGTCGCCCCGATGTCCAGGTTGACCCGGGCGCCGAAGTACGTAACGCCGCCGTACTCGATCCGGCCGTAGGACGAGATGGATACCGGCTCGCACCATTCGGCGATCCCGCCGAGCGTCGGATCCTTGAGCACGGCTTCCGGGACCGAGACCGAAGGATTAGTAGTCTCTACGCCGAGGTAGGCGTCCAGGGCGCGCTGGGTCATCTCCACCGGGGCGGCGTCGGAAATGATCAGCAGCACGGCCAGGTTGATGGCCATGCACTCGCCCATGGTGGTGCCATACCGGATAAACGGCTGGCCGGGAATCACGACCGCGCACGGCGGGGTGACCTGGTCGCGGGCCTGGCCGTCGCAGCGCAGCCCGGTGTACTGAGTGATCTGGGCGGCCAGGTTGTTGCGGAGGGTGGTGAGGTCAGCCATCGTCACCCTCCGGGCCGGCTTCCCAGGTCATCCACCCGGTGCGGCGGAACCCGGCTCGTTTCAGCTCGCGTACGGCAAGCGGCCAGGTGACCAGCTCCCGGACCTGCCACCACAGGAGCACCAGCCGGGGTACGTGCGGCTCGGGCGGCAGCGGCTTGCCCGCATGCGGGGCCATCAGAAATCCTCAGTGGACACACCGGGGCCTGCAGCGGGCATCGGGCCTTCCGGCAGCCGCTGACCCGGCCTGGCCCACCCGGCAGGCGGGTCTTCCACCCAGTCAGCCTGGTCCTTGCCGGCGTTCGGGCAGCCTCCGCCGTGGCCGCCGCCGCCGTAGGCGAAGCAGACCGGGCACTCGGGGATCTCAGCCATGCTGCCGGACCCGCCCTGGCCGATCTGCCCGATGTCCGGGTCGGTGTAGGCGTAGACTGCCGCGCCCGCGCCGCCCGCGCCACCCTGCCCGCCCTTGCTGACGCTCAGGCTGTCGGCGGCTACAGCGGTCTCGGGCAGTGTCTTGCCAGTCTTGCGCTTAGCCGGGCTCATTGCGGGGCTCCCTCGCAGCAGCTGTGTTTCAGCCCGCAGGCCGGGCAGCGCCACCGGCAGGCCACCGGGTCGAACCGGGCGCCGCACCCGTCGCAGTTCACTGTTCCGCCTCCCATTCCAGCCACCAGGCTTCGGCCGGGCGCCCGGCCAGCGGCATGATCTGGCCCCAGCTGGCCATCCCGCACGCGTGGGTGAACACCGCGTGGTACCCCTCGGGCAGCGTGACCCCGTAGATGAGGCCGGGAGCGGCGATATCCGGGTCGCACGGCTCGAAGTGGGCTAGTTTCTCCCGCGTGCCGGGGAATCCTTCCACCCTGGCGTATTCGAGCACGTCGGCGAGGGTGGCCGGCTGGACGATCCGGTGCATCTCGAGCACGGATCCTTCCGGCACGTACGCCCCGGTCCACACCATCAGGTGCTCGGCCAGCGCGGCAGCCGCGCACGCGGGCAGGTCGTACAGTGACACCTCACCTAGCCTGACGCCGGATCTGGTCCAGGTGTCCGGTGCGGGCGCCTTCGGTTTCTTGGTCGATACGTAGACCTTGCCTGCCCGCCGGGCCGCCTGAGCAGCACGCCCGGCCGCGGCAGCCCGGACCGAGGCGGCATGCTGGGCCTTGGTCCGGGTCGATTTCTGCCCGGCCATCCTGGCCTTGTTGGCCCGGTTCTTCTGGGACGCGCGCCCGGCCGCCGCCCATGTGCTGGATGCGGCCTTCTGCGCGGCGGTCCGGCCAGCCGCAGCCTTAGCGGCCACGGCCCCCGCACCCGCCCCGGCTGCCCGCGCATGCCGCCGGCATCGTGACCGGGACCAGCGCGCTGGCGTTCTGGGTGGTCAGGACGAACACGGGTCAGTCGCTGTTCTTCGTCGGCGTGCCGCGCCCGCTCTTGAGCCGGGCCTTCTGCTGGACCTGGCGGGCGCGTTCCTGCATGGCCCGCGACATGCCCGCCATGCCCGCCGGCATGTTTTCGGGCATGTCATCCGGCGTATCCGGCGCGCCGCCTGACGGGGCGCTCTCAGTGTCCGCGGCCGGAGCCGGCGGCGTCTTCACCTTGGTGGCCACTTCACGCCTGCCTTCACTTGGGCGCTTCGCCGGCCTGGGCCGCGTGCCAGCTCTCGTGCTTGGCCATCGCGACGTGCTGTTCCACCGAGGCGAAGCAGGTCGGGCACTCGTCCATCTCGATGCGGACATCGCCGCCGCTGCCCTCGTCCAGGTCAGTCAGGCCCACGACATCGCGGTAGCTGCCCCTGCGCGGGACGGTCGGGACTACTGGCTCCATTGCCATCTGGCTTCTCCTCTCCTATACGCCGACCTTGCGCCGGCCGTTGACAAATGCCCGCAGGTTCTCCACGATCCACGGGTTACTCTGCACACGAACCACGCCAATGTCAGAAACCCCGGCAACCCCGAAAGGCGCATCCTTCAACTTGAACTCGTCAGCCGAGAGGATCCGGCTCGCCTCCGATACCTGCCACGGGATTGACGGCCAGCCCCACGGGCCTTGGATCCTCACGCGGTTGAGGTTGCTGTAAGGCCAGGTAAACGGCAGCCACTTGCCGGACTGGACGACCTGGAGCTGCCGGAACGGGCGAGGCTGCCCGGTGACGTTCGGGTTGAACTGCCCGGTCCCGTAACGCAGCACGTAATCCGTTCCGCGGACCCACGCCTGGTCATAGGTCCCGGTGCCGGTCTGATCAACGCTCACCTGGATCGACGGGTCATCGACCAGATCGTCAATGTCAAGCATCCAGACATTGGTCGGCTGATAGGTCCTGGCCTCCACGATCCGGTTGAAATGCCGCCCGCAGTTATGCGAAATCAGGCCATTGGCCAAATACGTTCCGGTTGACGTACCAAGAGAGACGACATCACGCACGCCAGCTGGCTCGGCAGCCAGGATCCGGACGTTACTGCGTCCTGCGCCGACCATAGACCGGTCTTCCCAGATCTCGTTTGCCAGCGGGAACATCCGGCGCGGGCGCAGGCGGCCCATGAGTTCCATGACCGCCCAGCGAGCCCCGATTTCGACCCGGACGCAGGCATCATGCGCAGGCGTGCCGGTCTCATAGTGCGGGATCCCGAGATTGTCCAGGTACTTGAAAATCCCGTCCAGGACAGGGCCTGGATTCTGGGCTACCCCGATCCGGGTATGCGTCGGCTTACTGCGGCCGAACCAGCCTTCTCCATCGAACAGGCCGGATACCCATCCTGCCTCGAAACTCGTCTCCTCCGGCCAGACCCGGAGCGGTGAAGATATTTCGTCGCCTGGATCGAGGTCCCGGACATGTGCCCAGTGATAGCCAGCTCTGGGCTTGCCACTTGGCCAGCAATGCCGGGCCAGCCACCTGTGATCTGTAGCGCAGATGACTTCACGGCCGTCATCCAGGATCAGCCGTATGCACTCCGTCTTACGCAGGGGCACGGCCCGGACTTCCGCCCGCCGGTAATGCCGGCCGTGATTAGTACCCCGGAGCCACTTAGCGGCACCGTTTGCCATAGGCCGCAGCACCGAAGGCTCCTCGTCCACTCCGATTATTTCCTGCCCGAGGACGAGGTCTCCGGCAGGTACCCAGCGCAGGTCGGCAGTCAAAATGGGTGTTTCCATGACTACACAATATTCGTTGATCCACCCGCTGGCTGCGGCGATCGCGGTCTGCAGCTCGTAGTCCTGGCTGGTGTCCGTCAGCTCGATGCCGAGCCGGCCTTTCAGCTCCTCCATGCCGCAGTACCACAGCTGGCTGACTGCCGCGGGCAGCACCCGCCAGGTGCCAGGTTGCGCGTCCTGGACGACCCCGGTGCCGATCCACTCGAACCCCCACAGCCCGTCGATCCCGGCCATGGTCGGCGAGCAGGCCACGGACAGCGTGTACTTGCCGGTCATCACCTTGACGATGTCGTTATTAGGAGGCGTGCTGCCGTACGTGTGAGTGGTCTTGACCCCCGCCGGCTCGGTGATGATGCAGCTGACGGTCGTCGGGTCAGCAGCCGTGCCCGCAGGGTTCAGGAAGGTGAACGAGAGCAGGGCGATCTCGTTGACGTCGTCGTAGTAGACGATGGCGGTCACGGCAGATGCTCCGACCAGTCGGAGCGTTCACCAGGCTCAGCCGCCGGGAACAGGTCCGCGACATCGCGGGGGCGGATGCAGATCTCGTCCGAGGCGTAGACCGTGACCCGGTCGCCGTCCGTGCTCAGGAACGTGTTGCCGGTCAGGATCAGCTGCAGCGCGGCCTCGAGCTGGTAGCTCATCGCCTGCTCGGGCACCCGCAGGTCGAACGTCTTCACGCCACCTCCCGCGGCCCCGCACGCGGTGGGTGGCTGGCCGCTACCAGCTTACGGCGGGTGCCCGGTCAGGGCCAGGTGGCGGTGATGACGCCGTCCACGCGCAGGTTGATCGCAGCGGGCAGCTGGTCGCCCTCCCAGCGGATCTGCGCGCAGCGGCGGCCGTCCCGGTAGTCCAGGTAGGCAGGCTGCCAGCCGGTGCCGGTCGCCTCCATGAAGATCTGCGCGATGTCCGGCCCGTCGTAGTTGACGCGAAGCCAGCCGTTGCTCAGGTCCGGGTTCACGGAAACCTCCTAGCTAGGTGATGGTCAAAGTGTCTACCTTGCGGATGATGGCCTCGGCCGCGGTGACGACCAGGATCCACACCTGGTAGCTGCCGGGGGTCAGCGTGGACAGGTCACCGGCCGGGACGACAGGCGGTCCTGCTGATCCCGGGCCGACCTTGGTGAGCACGTCGATCTCGCCGGGCACGCCCAGCGGCGGCAGCGTGCCGGCGGTCCCGTCGACCAGGGTGACCGTGGTGAAGTTGGCGACGGTGGGGATCGTGTTCGGGTTCGTGTTGACGTAGATGCCGACCTTGACGATGTCGCTGACCTTCCCGCG